ATTGAAAACACCAATTAACGCAGGATGGCATCAAGCGACTAGCAACTGAATTCACATTCAGAGCGTCATCTATTACTTGAGCACCTTCTACAGCACGGGCTCTCGCTCCTGTGTAGTAGACTACTTGCATGTGCATAGCTATATTACGTGCTGCTATAGCAGTATGAGTAACCAAATCATTGTATCTTTTTGGACGATACTTAGCTAACAATCCCAATCCTGATTGTGACAATTCCACAGCAACTTTATCAAGTACGGCCTTATCTGTCATTCCTTGCAACGTTCTATTTAGAACGCTACGCCCGACAGCATTAGCTATTTCAGAGTGAACTTCCACAGTTCTCCAATCCGAATATTTGAACATACTTAACACAGACCACTCAATAGAGGTAGAGAAGTTAATGCGCGCTAATTCAACGCATCCTGGCGGTTGCATACTTTCCAAGTTTGCAATTTGTTTTGAAGCCGGGAATACGATAGCATAGAACACATTTCCATATATCTTCTCAATAAACCAACTAATATGCGTACCATTATGTAACGCATAGGAACCTTCGGTTAACCAAAGCATATCTACATCGTCAGTATACGGATTGTCTCCGTCATGAGCTAACGCTATAGTCTTGCCTTCTTCTTTAAACCAAACTCCCTGAGCACCTTGCTTTCCCAATTGACCAACCTGTAAATGGAAAACCAAACCAACACACACACCTCTAGATACAGTGTTAAAGACTGATGTACGATCCGTGCAACCCGATTGCTGGACATCCTCATACAAGACTGCATCAAAGTACTTATCGGATAAATATTTTGATATGGACGAGTCTGTTTCCCATACCTTGTTATACGTATCAGGTCCTGGTTCTTCACAGGTTTCTCTGATATACAAAGCATTTCGTAGGACATCTTTTGGAACAATCGTGTCGCGGTGAATCTGCAGCTTAACCTCGCTACGATCACACTTACTATTGATCTTATGTACAAATTCTTTATTACGGAGTGCACCGTAGGC